GCTAATGAATTTGAACAGATGAAAGCATTTAAAAATGCTAGACAAGTATTTGTTCAATCTTATTACACTTGGGCAGAAGCAATACAGAAAGATATGCGAGATATAACTTTAGCATTAAAAGATTATAAATATGTTAAGGACGCAATCGATTTGTGTGGTGCTTTAGGTTTAGATATTAACGAGAACGAACTGCAAAGAACTGCTGGGGTATCTCTTACTATCTATCAACCAGAAAACTTGGCTAGTCTTATTAAGTCGAGACGAGCAAAACAAGATAACAAATCTGTGATTGAACAGTTTAAGAAAGCAAGACAATCAGCAGTTGCAACACATTAAGTATTGACACATGGGGGATATTAATATAATATCCCCTATATAAACAAATCAGAAAGGTATAATATGTTTAACTTAAAAGAAGGAACTAAATTTAATATAACTTACTTTGCAAAAAAGTATGGCAAGTTTATAACTCGTGCTGGAGTATGGACTGAGAAATCAAAAGAGTGGGTTTCAAAAAAGAATGAAACTCTTTTTACTTATTTTGATTTAGATAACGAGGGATATAGAACTGCAACAGGAGATGTGACTATTGTAGAAAGAAAGGATAATTAATTATGAATACTTTTAATTTTATATTACTAGTTTTATATTGTGCATGGTTTATCATAGCCTACTTAGAAATTAACTCTTACAAATATTAATATGAATAGACATATTTGCCAAGGACCTGAGTGTCATACATATAAAACTCAGTCCAGAATAAGAGGACCAAAAGGCTCTAAGGTTTTGCGAACTCGTGCCGCAAGATATGATATGACAACTCATTCTTGGGGTTACATATGGGAACGATATTTTTGCGATGAACGATGTATGCAAAGTTGGCTAGCTAAACATATGACACAATTAATGACTGTAGTTGGAATAAATACTAAACCACAAGAAACTCCTATAGTAGTTGAAAAAGAAAAGGTAGAGAATTGGAGAGGTACATATGTAGATACAACTATAAAGTTATTGAACAGCAATGCAATTGAAGATATAGTAACAACATAACTAATAGAAAGGTATAACATGACTAAACCACTACATGTAATAAACTGGCAAGGCAAAGAGTATAGAATACCCTTTGATGTTGATCTAAACCTAGATCCAAAAGAAAAACTAATAGATGTACCCAATATGTTTAGCGGTGCGATTGCATCACTACCTTGGTTCGCTGTAGCTGTGTACGATATGATTAAAGGTGCAGAAGTTACCGAAGATTATGATCTTATGCAGAAAGGATTGTCTTGGTTCTCTAAACATTTTCCTAACGAATACTATACACTACTAGACTGAGTCTAGCAGCTAGCCTCGAGCCGCTCGTGACGGGCGGCTTGGGTCTTGACTCTTTAAACATTAGAGAGGTCCCAAGTCCCTTTGCTTTCTTAACGCATTCCTAATAAGTCGATCCCCCTTTTTTATTTAGGGTCCCATAACTTGTCCCTTTAGCCCTTGATTCAGACTTAAATAAGCTATAAATACTTTAAAGGTTCCAAAATTAATCCTAAAAAATTTTGCGAAAAATTTTATGAAACTGACCTTAGAGAAATTAAATTTATTACCACCTGATATTCAAAAAGAATTTATTGAAGCTGCAACATTAGCTTCACAAAAACGTGGTATAGAAAAATCACAAAATGATTTTATGACTTTTGTTAAAAGAGTTTGGCCAGAATTTATAGAAGGATCTCATCACAAAAGAATTGCAGAAAAATTTAATGATATTGCTAATGGTAAAATAAAAAGATTAATTATCAATATGCCACCAAGGCATACTAAATCAGAGTTTGCCAGTTTCTTACTTCCAGCATGGATGATTGGTCGTAAACCAAATTTAAAAATTATTCAATCAACTCACACCACAGAACTTGCAGTTAGATTTGGTCGTAAAGCCAAAACACTAATGGATGCTCCTGAGTACAAAGAAATATTTGAAACTAGACTTAGAGAAGATTCTCAAGCTGCCGGTAAATGGGAGACAGAACAAGGTGGTGAATACTATGCAGCGGGTGTGGGCTCAGCCATTACTGGTCGAGGTGCAGATTTACTTATCATCGATGACCCTCATTCTGAACAAGACGCTTTAAATGTAGATGCATTAGAGCGCGCGTACGAATGGTATACATCCGGCCCCCGTCAACGATTGCAACCTGGCGGAGCCATTGTTCTAGTTATGACAAGATGGAATACAAAAGATTTAACAGGAAGCTTGCTGCGGGAGACAGGGAACATGAAATCAGATAAATGGGAGCTGATAGAATTTCCTGCAATACTACCAAGCGGTAAAGCAGTCTGGCCAGGGTTTTGGAAGTTAGAAGAATTAGAAGGAGTTAAAGCATCTATCAGTTTACAAAAATGGAATGCACAATGGATGCAAAATCCAACTTCAGAAGAAGGGGCATTAATTAAAAGAGAATGGTGGAGGAAGTGGGATAAGGATTATATTCCATCTCTTCAACATGTCATACAAAGTTATGATACAGCATTTATGAAAAAGGAAACTGCGGATTACTCGGCTATTACAACTTGGGGAGTTTTTTATAATAATGAAGACTCAGGACCACAACTTATTTTGCTAGATGCTATAAAGGATAGATTGGAATTTCCTGAGCTTCGAAGGATAGCATATCAGCAATATCAGTACTGGCAACCGGAAACTGTGTTGATTGAAGCAAAAGCATCGGGGCTACCATTAACATATGAATTGCGTAAAATGGGGATCCCTGTTATAAACTACACACCTTCAAAAGGTAACGATAAGCACACTAGAGTTAACTCTGTGGCTCCTTTGTTTGAATCGGGTCAGATATGGGCACCTGTAGACAAAGAGTTTGCACAAGAAGTCATTGAAGAGTGTGCTGCGTTTCCCTATGGAGATCATGACGATCTTGTGGATTCTATGACACAAGCAGTGATGCGTTTTAGACAAGGTGGCTTTGTAGATCATCCAGAAGATTACAAAGATGAACCTGTAAGCAAAAATAATAAAACTTATTATTAACTATGGAAAAATACGTTGAACTAATAAAATTGTTAGAAAAACTTTTTGGTAAAGGTTCTGTTTCTAGAACTATTGGTACTCGTACAAACGTAGTTAGATTTCCAAAAGGTAAGCAACCTATAGATCCAACAAGATCTGAACTTGATGTAGAAGGTAGCGCTGCAAAAAATCCTGACTTAGCACAGACCATTGAAAATTCTATTGAAGATAGAATGGGTGATATTACTAAAATGAATGACCAAGAATTATTAACTTACACTGCAAATGTTAGAAGACTTGTAAACTTTAAAGAACCTCCACCATTACCAGATGCAGATGTTATAAAATTTGGAAGTGGAGAAGAGATAAAAGGAAAAGGGTTAGAACAATTAATTGAAAAACAAGGTACAGTTAATCCACCAACAACAGTTGCAGGCCGATTAGAAACACAAGGTAAAAAGTTAGAAAAGGCAGGAGAAGATTTAAAAGAAATAACTGAACCAAAATCTGTTATTGGAGACATTATAAAAGATTACGGAGATTTTGATAAGTACATGCAAAGCTCACAAAAAACTGGATACGTTAGAGCAACGGTGAGACAAATTATGAGAGAAGATATTCAAGCGGGTAAATTAAAACTTCCAAAAGAATTACAAGATCAAGTTATGCAAGGAATTGGTGAGCCCATAGATGTTTATAGAAAAGTTTATGGTGAAGGAGCTTTAGAACAAATTGATAGTTTAGCCGATGATCTTGGACAATTTAGAACAGAAGAAGAAGCTGCAAAATTTGCAAGATCTAAATATCAAATAGAACCTAAAGTAGAACCTGTAGATGAATCCAGAACTTATGAAGAACTTGAAGATATATTAAAAAAAGATCCAGAACCAGAAGGCAAAGCAAACGGTGGAATGGTTGAAAGAGAAAATTATGGACTTGCAGGATTTGTTAAAGGACCTATATCAGATAGTGTAAAAATTCTTACTAAAGCAGAAAATTTAGAACGCGAAGGTTATACAATGGTAGTAACACCAGGAGAAGGAGGATTTGGTTCTATTAAATATATAAAAAATCCAGATACAACAATGTCTTTACCAGAAATTCCTTTAACAACTCAAGAACGTTATAATAAATATTTATCTGCAGCAGGATCTGGAACAGGTGATGAACTATATAAATTATATAGAGCTAATTTAGATAAAAAAGCAGATGGTGGAAGAATTGGATTTAATAAAGGTAAAAGAGTTAAGTCTTCTATTGATAAATTAATAGAACAATTAAATAAAAAAACTAAAGGTAAAAAATCTATGGAATCTGTTGATCCAAAAACTGGAGAAGTAACAGTTCCTAAAAGACCAATTAAACAAGCAGAAGAACCAACAGGTATGACAACAATGGATCCTGAGCCAGATATAGTAGATGAGAAAGCAATTACAAAAACAAAAAAACCTACTATAAGAACAACAGAGGATATAGAAAAAGAAATAGATGAATTAGCTACTACTCCAATAATAACATTAGAGGGGCAAAGAAAATATAACGATTTACATTTAGAATTTATTAACTCGTTAGATCCCAGAAAAAAAAATAAAAACCTTGATTATAGAAGAAAAACTTTAGATACAGAAAATAGATTAATACTTAAAGCAGAGGAACAAGGATTAAATTATGATATATTTGAAAAATTAAGAAAAGGTTTATATGGACCTAGAAAACAACAAACATTGGATTTTATTAAAACAGGAAAAGTTAATGTAGAGCCTGTTAAATCTGCTACTACATTTGAAGAAATACAAAAAAGATATAGAACAGCAACAAAAGCAGCTGATGAAATATTTCCAAATTATAATACTCCTAAAACAGCGGCTAGTGAATTAGCAAATGTTATGGCAGAACAAAAATACGGAAAAGTTTTTGATGATTTGTCAGGGGATATACAACAAGAACTTTATGAAGAAGCTTATGATTATATAACATCTGTTAATAGATTACCTAAAATATCACCTCCAAATAGACCCGTATTACCAGAAACTGAATTTAATATATCAGATCCCAAAACTGCAGAAGCTTTTACAAACTTTGCAAGAGAAAATGACCCCGAAGGATTTAAAAAAATTCAAAAGATAGTAGATGATATTAATAATAAAAATGCTTTAGAAGATTTTGATATTACAGGTAGAGAACCTAATGCTAATGGTGGAATCGCTGGGTTATTATAATGAGTGAAATTTTAAAATATAAAAAAGCTCTAAACTTTAGAGCCAACCCCCGTTACTTGACGCGCGATTTTATTGTCCCGTTATACACAGGAACAGAACCGGACATTGTACCAGAGGCGAGCATCGAGCAGCAAGGAATGGTTGTTAACCCTTCAAGGATATTGCCTAAAAATTTTACAGATGATATGCCATTTGTTACAGATCAAAATAATCCTAAAGAACTAGAACTTGCTGACGGAGGTAGCGTTGAGAGACAGGGGTTTGTACCAGGAGGTCCTTCTAAATTAATAGGGAGATATAAAATAGACGAAAAAAAATTAAATAATTTAAGACAGTATTTAAAAAGTTTACCAAAAGACGAAATTATTTTAGCAAGTTCTTTACAAAAAAAATTTGATGTAGATAGAGAAACAATAAAAAAAATTGTTACTAGAGAATTTTCTAATAAATTAAAATTAGCTGGACCTCAAGGCTCAAGTATTAATATAAAAAAAGTAAATATAGAAAAAGCAAAACGAGTAGAAGAAAATATATCTAAAATAAAAAATGATTATGTAAAAGATTTAAAAACAAAATTTAAATATCCTTCGGGTTCTTTTAAAGCAACAGATGCAGGTGTTTCTAATTCAGATTTAGCTATAAAATATTTTGGAAGTAATAATCCTACAAACATAGCTAGAGTAGAAAGATTAAATGCAAGATTTAAAAATGAGTATGGATTAAAATATCCAAAAGGATCAACAGAGGAAACTAGTTTAAGAAGATTAGAAAGAAAAGAAGAGTCAAGAAAATATTTATCTGATGTAGAAAAAGATATTTTAAAAAGACAAGAAAGCCAAAAAAAACTTTTAAATAATTATTTTAAAAATAATCCTAAAGAGCTTTTAAAAAATGAAAAATTAAAATCTTTAATTGATGTAAGTTTAACTAAAGAAGGTGATTTAGATTTTACTCCAAGATATAAAACTTCAGGTGAATATATAAATCTTGCAAAAGAAGGAAAGCTTTTTGATGTGTTTCATACATCCGCAGTAAAAGGAGAGAAAAGAAATATTGAATACCCAGTTAATAGAAATATAGGTCCTTCAAAATTTAATCAAGGTTTTATAAAACAAATAGAAACTTTTTTTGAAAGAACTAAAGATGATTCAAAATACGATTTAAAAAAACAAGAAATAAATAATTATTTAGATTCTGTAGGGTACAGAGTACAAGTTCCAGATGGCACTTATATTGGAGCAAAAGCATTATCTGCAATTGATAGTAAAACAGGAAGATTACCAAATATAGAAAAAACATTGGAGAATTTAAATTTACCAAAATTAGCTGACACTTCTCAATATATTCCACCTAAAAAAATATCTCAATTTATAGGTTCAATAGGATGTCCCACGTATGCAGTTGGTGGTAGAGTTAATTTTTCAGAAGGTTCTGATTGTTATAATAAAGGTCTTAAAAAATTAGAAGAAGGTAATTTATCAAAAGCAGAATTAAATGTTGCAAGAAGGGCCATTACAACAGCGGGAGAAGAAGGATCTTTTTTAAAAAATATTTTAGATAAAGCAGGAAGTGGTATTAAATTTACAGGAGTAACCTTTGATGATTTAATGGCATTTGGTAGAACTCCTGGTGGTAGAGTTCTTGGATATGGTGTTGGAGTGGGTCTTCCCGCATATTTTGCGGGTGAAGAATTGTTGAAAGGAAATATAAAACAAGCAGGAAGAGAATTAGGATATATTCCAACATTAGGATTTGGATTGCCCGAATCTTTGGTTGGAAGTGTTAAAACTGATTTAATTGGTCATGCAAAAGAAAAAGGTTTTAATGTAGGGTCTATTGAAAAAATTTTAAATAAAAATGAAATTAGTAAAAAAATAAATGCCGCCGAAGAACTTTTGGGTTATGGAAAAGAAGCTAATTTAAAAAATCCAGAAAAATTTAATAAACCTATACAAGATAAAATAAAATCACTTTATGAAGAATATGATAGTATAAAATTAAATAATGCAGATCAAGAAAATCTTAATAAAACACTTGAATCTTTTTATACACAAAATAGAGAAAGAGTTCCTGAATTATTTCAAGCTAGAACTAAAATTTTAGAAAATGTTCAAAAAGATATAGGTTCATTTAAACGTTCTGAATTAGATCCTGCTTTTGCTCAAGAGGAAAAAATAAATATTCCATTAGAAAAAATAGAAGAACCTGTTGAAACAGTTCCAGAAGAATTACCAAGTGAATATAAAGTTTCAGCCGCAGAAGGTGGTTATATAGATTACATTAGAGAATATAATAGATACGCAAGCGGAGGAAGAATTTATTTAGGTAAAGGAGGAGGTGGTCCTAAATTGTCTAGAAGGGGCTTCTTAGGATTTTTAGCTGGAGCTGCTGCATCTCCATTTGTTATTAAAGCAATGAAAGGTAAAAAACTTTTATCAGGTGCAAAAGTTGCAACTAAAGTTTTACCTAAGGTTTCAGGTATGCCAGATTGGTTTAATCCACTTGTTACTAGAATAATGAATGAAGGAGTTGATATATCTCCTAAAGCTGAAAGAGTTGAAGACATAGTAAAAGTTAAAAAGTTAGAATTTCCTATGCCAGAAGAGGGTACTACAAAATTTAGAAAATCAGGAAGTGGATTTGAAAAAAAAAATATAGAAACAATTACAATGACAGAGTATCCAGACGGAAGAATTGAAATAGAAGCAGATGTTTTTGGAGGTTCTTTTGATGCACCTTTTAGTTTAAATTATAGACCACCTAAAACAGATATTAATGTAGAAACAGGAGAACCAGTAAAATATCCAGGTGATTTTTCTGTAGTAGAACAAAGACCAAAACCAGATTACGGTGATCCAGGTAATTTTGAAATTGATTATGAAGTTATGTCAGTTGATGAAACAATAAGTGATCTTGAAAAACTTGAAAAAATTGGAACAGGAAAAAGAATACATCCAAAAAGAGTTGAACAAAGAACTGGAGCAAGAAAATTTGTAGAAGATAATCCTTCAGAGGATATTGTAAATAGATATGGAGATGGAGAAATTGAATATGACCGAATGAAAGATGAAGGATTATTAGATGATTAAAAGACTAACTAGAACAATACCACCATTACGAGGACCTAATCCACAAGGCTTGAATATTAACTATAATACTGTTAGAACAGTTAAATCGGAGAAAATAATAAATGGCAGAAGTAGAAAAACCAATTCCAACAATAAGTAGACCTTTGACTCCTGAACAGGAGACTGAAGTTATGTTGAGCGAAACAGAACAAATGCCAACATCACCAACAGAGGTGACTGAAAATGAAGACGGTAGTGTAGATGTAAATTTTGACCCAACAAAAGATTTATCAGGTCAAACAGAATTTAGTGCAAATCTTGCAGAAGTCATTGATGAAAATGATTTAAATTTATTAGGCACAGAACTATATCAAAATTTTGAAGATTATAAAAATTCAAGAAGAGACTGGGAACAAGCATATACTCAAGGTTTAGATTTATTAGGATTTAAGTATGAACAAAGAACAGAACCATTTCAAGGAGCAAGTGGTGCAACTCATCCCGTATTAGCAGAAGCTGTAACTCAGTTTCAAGCATTAGCATATAAAGAATTACTTCCTGCTGGCGGACCCGTGCGAACTCAAATAGTAGGATTACAAACTCCTGAGATTGAACAACAATCAGAACGAGTTAAAGAATTTATGAATTATCAAATTATGGATATTATGCAAGAGTATGAACCAGAGTTTGATCAAATGTTATTTTATTTACCTTTGTCAGGTTCAACTTTTAAAAAAGTTTATTATGATGAAACATTAGGAAGAGCTGTTTCTAAATTTGTTGCAGCCGAAGATTTAGTAGTTCCTTATTCAGCAACATCTTTAGATGATGCGGAAGCAGTTATTCATGTTATTAAAGTATCTGGAAACGAATTAAGAAAACAACAAGTTGCAGGTTTTTATAGAGACATAGAATTATTACCATCAGATGATGGAACGGAAGAAAATAATGTTAAAACTAAAGAGAGACAATTAGAGGGAGTAACAAAAAGTAGTTACAGTGAAGATGTTTTTACTTTATTAGAATGCCATGTAAATTTAGATCTAGAAGGTTTTGAAGATAAAGGTTCAGACGGAGAACCCACAGGAATTAAACTTCCATACATTGTAACTTTAGAAGAAGGATCAAGAGAGGTTTTATCTATTAGACGTAATTATATAGAAACAGATCTTAAAAAACAAAAAATACAATATTTTGTACATTTTAAATTTTTACCGGGATTTGGATTTTATGGAAGTGGATTAATTCAAATGATTGGTGGTTTATCGAGAACTGCAACATCAGCATTAAGACAGTTATTAGACGCCGGAACTTTATCTAATTTACCAGCAGGATTTAAACAAAGAGGAATTAGAATTAGAGATGATGCACAATCAATTCAACCAGGTGAATGGAGAGATGTGGATGCACCAGGTGGAAATTTAAGAGATGCATTTATGACTCTGCCTTATAAGGAGCCTTCACAAACTTTATTAGCATTAATGGGGGTCGTAGTTCAAGCAGGTCAGCGCTTTGCTTCGATAGCGGACATGCAAGTGGGGGATGGGAATCAGCAAGCAGCAGTGGGTACGACCGTGGCCTTGCTAGAAAGAGGTTCGCGTGTGATGTCTGCAATTCATAAAAGAGTTTACGCAGCGATGAAACAAGAATTTAAATTACTTGCAAATGTATTTAAATTATATTTACCACCAGAATATCCTTACGAAGTTGTGGGGGGTCAAAGACAAATTAAACAAACTGATTTTGACGATAAAGTAGATATTATTCCCGTTGCAGATCCAAATATATTTTCACAAACACAAAGAATTTCTATTGCACAAACAGAATTACAACTTGCAATGTCAAATCCACAAATTCATGACATGTACCAAGTTTATAGAACTATGTATGAAGCATTAGGTATAAAAGATGTAGATAGAATTTTATTAAAACCAGATCAACCCACACCAAAGGACCCTGCGTTAGAACATATTGATGCTCTTGCAGGGAAATCATTTCAAGCGTTTCCAGCACAAAACCATAGAGCACACATTGTTGCGCATTTAAGTTTTATGGCAACTAATCTTGCAAAGAATGCACCTGTTGTTATGGCTGCATTAGAGAAAAATATTTTTGAACACATTTCTTTAATGGGCCAAGAGCAAGTTGAACTTGAATTTAGAAATGAAATTGCTCAAGTAGCTCAAATGAGTCAAAATCCTCAAATGATGCAGAATCCACAAGTACAAGCTCAAGCACAAAACATGCAACAACAAATTGAAGCCAGAAAAGCTAAAATTATTTCTGAAGCAATGGAAGAATTTATGTCTGAAGAAAACAAAATTATGTCAGTTATTGATAATGATCCAGTTGCAATGCTAAGATCACGAGAGTTAGATCTTAGAGCAAAGGAAAACGCTGCTAAAGAACAAGAAAACAAGGAAAGAATTAACCTTGATAAGATGAAAACAATGATGAATCAATCAACAGATGATAGAAAACTAAGACAAAATGAAGAATTAGCTAAATTAAGAGCAAATACTTCATTAGAGAAGACTGTTTTAGCTGCTAAGCTTAAAAATAGATTTCCAAATCAATAAAAAAGAGGTATAAATAGGCATGAAAAAGAAAAATATAAAAATTGGTAAATCTAAAGAAGTAAATTTTGATAAATTTACTGACAAACAAGGAAATTTACTTGGTGGAATTGATGTTGAGATGTCAAATCCTCAAGAAACTCAAGTTGAAGTAGTTCAAGGACAAGGAAATATTCTTTCAGAGAAAAAAAGATCAGCGAAGTGGTATTAAGCTATGATTCAAATGTTAGGAGCTGTAGCACCTCTCGCAAAAATCTTATTTAACACAATTGAAAAGTCTGTTCCTGATAAAGACCTACAAGAAAAATTAAAAGCACAATTACAAACTCAATTATTACAATCTAATACACAAGAGTTACAAGCTGCAGCAAAAATTATTGAGGCAGAAGC